TCTTAACTCTAGCGAGCCGACTAGCCTAAGCTAATCGACTCTAAGAGGTTAGGAAGCAGTACCAGTCTTTAACACAGCCACGATTTGTGGTTGGATGTTAAGAGAACCAACACGTTCTACCCAACGGACAGCTTCACGGTCAGTAGTAATTAAGTTAACGTCAGCATTACCTTCAACGTTCTTAACCATACCAGCGTCAAAGCGTTTAGCCTCCATCGCACCTTTGTTACCAAAGATACAAGCTTGGCGTAAATCACCGTAGATAACAATTTTCTTACCAGCACCAGTAGTAGTGGCTTTAGGCAATACTTCACTTAAGACGTAAGGCTTGTTCCAAATAGTAGATGGTAAAGAAGCGGTTGGAGATTGGTAGATATATTCACCAGTTGTAGATTTCAACTTTCTGATGATTGATAGAATAGTACGGTGGAAGTAGTACTTAGCATTTGCCTGAGCAGATGTAGGGACAGCGTCCTGTAAGTCTAACAATTCCTCAGCGGTCATATCAGTAGCACTTACCTTAGTAGCAGGTAAAGCAACGGACACAACACCTGTATCGTTTAAGATACCAGTAAAACCACCATAGGTAGCAGTACCATCACCGATGAAGAAAGCTTTATCTTCGGCTTCCGCAAACTTTTCAGCAACACGAGAACCTAAGAAAGCAAATAAATCAATTTCCTCATCTTCAAGTAATTCACGAGTCAAAGTAGCAATAGCTCCTAATTTCTTAAGAATTAAAGACTTTTGACCTAAAACAGCTTGAGTAGAACCGATAACAGCACCTTCATCAACCCAGTAAACGGTTACATCAGTAACTAGAACGTTACCTCTATATTCGTTCTTGGAAAGAGTCAAGTTTGTCATTTCTCTACGAGCAACACCAAATTCAGTGATGTAAGATACGATTTCAGCAGAAAGTTCACGGTCAACTACGTAACCACCGTAAGGTGAACCAGTAGCGTCAGTTGTCATTTCTTTTAATAAAGTATCATCACCGTATAAGGCTTTACAGAAACCTTTAAACTTTTTATTTAAAGCTTCACGGACTGGTTTAGCGTCCTTTGAGTAGATACCAGCTTGTTTGTTGATAGCTTCTAATTGACTCTTAGACCAATCTTTCATTTCTGATTTGATATCAGCAACGGCTTCGCCCAATAGTTTTTTCATTAACCCTTTGGTTTCTTCGGACTTGTCAGCTTCTTCTTCTGGCAAAGCGTTAACTTCCGCCACTTCATCAGCTACAACTTCCGCTTCTTCGCTAGGCATTTCTTTAACCATCGCAACTAAGTTTGCTTTTTCAGCTTTAGTGGCAAAACCTTTAGCCAATAAAGACTTGATTAATTTTAGTACGTTCATATAACTTTTTATTTAAGGGTTTTTTTAAAAGCAAGAAGTTCTTTAACGCATTTATTTACGATAATCTTGTTATCAAGTTTATCGTCTAGGCTGATGTGGTCGCCGACCTTTAGTTCTCCACAAATTAGCTTAGTAGCGTTGTAAATCTTGTTTAAAGCCCTTTTTCTTGTATCAACTTCACATTTGACAATCTCGTTTAAGAGGTCGTCAGCAGTTTTCTTGATTGAATTATTAATGACCTCGTCAGCGATTTCTTCTGGTATCTGTTCAATCGGTGCGTCCTCGATATCTTCAATATCTTCAACTACTTCTTCTTCACCCTCTCCCCCTTCACCTTCACCAGCACCCTCTGGTTGCTCAAGTTCAAGTTCATCCCCTGAACCATCACCGTCTTGAGGTTCTGGTGCGTCCCCCTCACCGCTAGGTGTAACATCTTTAGTTGATTTACCATATTTTTTTTCGTAAAGTGCTTCGGCATTAGCAGGTACAGACACCGCACTAATCTCTAACAATTCACTTTCGATTATACGTTCAAACTTATCATCGAACTTCTTAGGAATAAACCCAACGCTCGAAGTATTTAAGAAGCCACCCTCTGCTAAATCTTTCGCTAATTGTCCGAGTGGGTTAACAGTGGCAAAAATAATATCACCTTCTAACACGCCCTTAGCCTTAATCTTATCAATACGACCGATGATTTTCTCGATAGAATTGTAGTTATGACTGTCTAAATAAACTGGGTTGTTTTTAAAATTCTTTAGTAACCAATTCTGCTCAACAATATCGCCGTGGCGGTCAACGCTCGCAGTCGAGAAGATAGCGTGATATTTGTTATCGCTCTCCGCTGATTTAACAAACTTAGTGTTAACAGGAACAGACAAGCCCTTATAACCTTTGGCTTTCATCTTTTCCCAAAGCTCACTCAAGTTCTTCACTTTGTTTTTCTCCAACGATTTGTTGTGTAGTTGATAAAACTTCTTCATATAAAATTATGTTTATTCTAGTAATTTAGATGGTACAATGACAATTTATTACATCCTCTGGGCTTCCTGCTGGGTCACCTGGGAACATTAAGCCATTAGTGAACGGACTGTTTAGCGGTTGTTCCTCTCCATCCATTGCTTCGTGTTCTTCTCTTGGACTATCGGACGCAGAGTGAACCCAAATCTTTATTCTCATCCCAACTTGGTCATAGCCGTCTAGGGTTGATTTACCCATAATGCCGTTAGTTTCTGTGCGAGCGATAGTGAAGGCTCTGCCTGTTGTAATATCTTTATACGTCCCCTTAATGCGAGTTGCTAAATCTGAAAATGTTTCACCTGAACTGACACTCTCAGCAAACTGGGTCTTAAGTTGGTTAAAGGTTGTTTCATTAACCTGCTTTAAGAAAATCTTAGCCTTATTATCTAACCAACTGTGAAGGTTGGCGTTTAGGTTGAAATCTCTTTTACCGCCGACTAGATTGATTGCGTCTTGTCCTGACTTTCTAGCAATCTCCATCATCACTGGCATTAAGCGTTTTACGCCGATAGATATTTCCATATCGACATCAAACAAATCTTCAACGTTGGCTTTATTATAGGCTCGAACATATTTGTTAACCTTTTCAATTACCCGTTCTCTTTGGCTTAGAGCATAAGAGTTGAAGGCTCGTTTAAAAGTCAGTTCGTTCTTATCTGCCTTCTTTAAAAACTGATTATAGTATTTGGCTCTAAACTCTTTATTTTGAAGGGGGTGAGCAAACGCACCTTTAGCATTAGGGTCAGCTGGTGTTGGGGCAGGTGTAGCCTCAGCAACGGGCTCAGCGGTTACACTGCTTAGAGTTGTCATATTAAACGGTACTAAGACATCATCGCCACCCTCGCCTTCGATTGGGTCACGTCCAAAGATTTCTCTTATCTCATTAACGCTTAAGTATTTACCAAAGCCATTTTCGGCTAATTTAATTTTTGCGTCTATATTCTCTGGGGTCTTATCAACGATATCTAATTTAAAATCAGAAGCTAAATCAACATCCGAGTTTAGTAATGTGCCGATTGATTTTTGTTCTGGTAAAATGGTTTCCTTTAAGAACGAACGAAGGGCAAGGTCAGCGTTATCAAACGTACTGCCTTCGGCTAACGCTAAAAGTGGCTTAGGTACTTCGGTTAAGATACATAAATCATCAAGCGTCATTTTCTTGCCTTCTAGATAGCCCAACTCCGCTGGGTTAAGACCCAAATTGTTAACCTGAACGTCACCACCCAAAAACATCGGAGCACCCGTGCGTTTAGCCTCGGCATATTTCTCCGTATATTTTTCTCGAAGTTCCTCAGTCTGTAATTTAGTAAGCTTATCTCGTTCCTTAAACGAAATGACGGTGTCTAACTTACCGCCGTTCTTTAAGATTTCATATTGTAGTTTCTCAATTTCAAGTGAGCTAGAGATAGTTAAGATACCAGCCTTTAAAAGCGAAATACCCTGACGGATGTCACGGGGGTTAGGTCGGCGGTCGTAAATAATTTCATCTATCTCGTAACGCTGTTCGCTTCCACCCTCGGTAGTGTAAGTGTAATAGGAGATTGTGCCGTCCGTATTGTAATACTTCTTAACGCCCATCGGCATTAGTAAGTGAAGTTCACTAACTTTAGACTTAGCAAATAACTCCGCCCCTTTCTTCTTCCAAACATAAACTTCACCGAAGATATCTTTGTACTTCTGCCACATTGAGAAAAATTGGCTTTGAGTCATTAACGGGTTTGGTTTTGCTAACAGTTCTAGTATCGGAGCATTAACGATTTCAGTGTCGCCTTTCTTAGCGGTAAACTCAATCTCACCAACTTTAGTCGCACGTTTTTCTAACGCCTTATTGATGTAGATTGATTTTTCGTAAGCGGTTAAGTAACTGATGTTTACGCCCTTCGCCCCACTTTGAAACAACAAGTTAACCTTGTCGTCTGATGTACCAACTAATTGTTCGAAAGCTCCTTTTATTCTAGAAATAAAACTCATAGTATTTTTGGGTAACTAAAACGAGCAAGTGCCTAAAATAAGTTTTAGCTTATTCCTAGCAGTTGCTCGTTATTAGTTCTTCTATACAACGGGCGGTTGTAAGAAAACCTAGCTAGTATCTTATGCGAGATGACTCTCGTGTAGTTTAAAAATTCGATACTAATTCGGCTATTAAATTTGGAAACAAAACCTTGACTCTCTAATTATACCAAAATATAAATATACCGTCAATAAATTTTAGGTAGCTTCATTGACTTTGTAGCACCGCTTAGTCGTGGAGGCTTCCACTCGCACAACTTTTCCGTCTTTTACGATGAGCTCAAGAGTCAGAACGCCGAACGGAGTGAACTTACACTCGTTAGTAATGATATCAATGATTTCTTTTTCGGGTTGTGACATAGATTATAACCATCCGATAAACGGAGGCTCGTAAAATGTTAATGCTAAAGCGTCAGCGTAGTCGGGTGATTTCTTATGTCTGCGTCTTACGAACTCCTTAGGTTCTAAGATAATCTTACGTTCTCCCGTCTGTATTTTCCACTTAATCCAAAATATCTGCTTCATATCGGTGCTGTCGTCAATCTCTCCACCAACTAAACACCAGTCCTTTAATCTCCAAAATAGCTCAGCCTTGATGTTAGCGTAGGTTGCGTCATCATCTGCTGGCATACCGACTGATACGCTATTAACGGCGTGACCTAGTTCAATCAATCTATCGCAGACTCCTCGACCAATACCAATATCATCAATCGCAATATCTTCGTCTAATATGTCAAACTCCTCAATCAGTTCTTCAACTACGGTCACGTTTACCATCGTATCACGCACGTTAGTCATCCGAGCAATGAAGGCTAAGCCACCCTTACGCACGATGAAGGGGCTCTTATCACCACCGCCACCGATATCAACGCCTAGCTTGACTCTAGTCGGCTTCACGCCTCGACTAAGTTCGTCCTGTGTCATTTCAGCAAAGAGTCGCTTAATCTCTGCCACAGGCTTAAATTTGACCTGCTCAGGGGTAAGCAACTGACGGTAGCCGTCCTTATCTAACTCATCCAGCGGTGGAAACTCGCACTTATATAAAATCGAGTAGAGGGGCTTAGTGCTGGCTTCATCTAAAAACTCTTGGCTATACCGCCCTTCGGACACGGCAATCACATCATCAATGAAGATACGGTGATAGGCTGGGTTTTCCCAACTCTTTTTAAAATGGCTATATGGCTCAGCGGAATAGAAGGGGTTACCAATCTTACAGTAGAAGCCGTCCGCTCCTTTACCAGCAATCATACGGAAGATGGTTGCCTCGTTATTATCACTAATTAAATTATACTCATCGCCGATAACAATCTTCGAGCCTAGACCCATAGCTGACTCGATTGATTTATTCGAGTTCTTTTCTTGGGATGATACCACGAAAATGCCACCGCCATTATTTAAGATAATTCTGGTCTTGCTATCTTCCTGACGCAGTCTGTCTAATCGGGTGTTCTTCTCAAGTCGAGTGGCAAAGAACGGAGCGTCACCTAAATGCTCAACGAAGTATCGCATTGTTAGTTTTGCCTTCTCGGTTGATGGAGCAACTACGGCGACTATCTCTCCCTGAACACAAGCGATGATAATACAAGCCAGAGCTACAAACAAAGTCTTACCATACTGGGTAGAGCAGATGATTTGAACCCTCTTGTTGTCCCTAAAGATTAAAGCGTCAAAGATTACTAACTGTCCGTATGAACAAACCTCATCCGCTGGTTGCCCTTCAATTACAAAACTATGTAGTAGGGTTTTCAGGGCGACTCTCCTCGACTCGCTTAGTTGGGGTAGTATTGGTTTGAACATCTTTTATCATAGCGTTCATTTGCTCTAAAAGTTCTCGACTCTCTGCTCCGCCTTCATTGACTTGAAGTCTTTGCTGGTAATCAGGGTGTCGGTGCTTTAAGAAAAAACACATCGCCTTTAAATCTTTCTTATTGTAAATCTTAGTTTTTAAAAACTCATCCGTGTCCTCAAGTATCTTACTCTCACAGTTTAAAAAGTAATCGCCGAAGGTCATACCGTTGCTGTCATCTAAAATAGTATTACTATCACGCCACGCATAAACGGTCTGCCTGTTAAAGCGACCGAACTTAGATGCTGGTTTAAGTTGTCGAAATTGTAGTGTCGCCTTGCTGAGGTTTCCGTAACACGCAATATAGAACGCTAAGAACTTAATCTTGTCCGCTCTGGTGAACACTCCGCTGTTTCTTTCCCCCCTGTATTCAATCGCCATAGATTTGTAGTAAAAGCCTGTTTTGTCAAATTTACCTTAGTTTGGTAAAAAAATGTTTGAGTGCTTTTGGGAGAGATAATAAGTCATCCCTTAATCATCTCCCCTGAAAGTAGCCAAACAAATGTTTCCTTAGCCTATTTAATTATACCACGACTGGTCGATAAAAAATACGAGCTCACCGAGTGCTAGGGAGATTAAGCCGATAAAATACAGTTCTGGCAGACCCCCCATATAGATACACATAAACAAAGAAACCAGACCAGCGAAACTAAAGA